TAGGAGTTTCACTAGGAGTTTCACTAGGAGTTTCACTAGGAGTTTCACTAGGAGTTTCACTAGGAGTTTCACTAGGAGTTTCACTAGGAGTTTCACTAGGAGTTCCACCTTTTTTTGGCTTGGTTCCACCGCCAATTGTACTTATCAACCATGTAGGCAAAGCCAGTTTGAGAATGTCTCCTGGTAAACTTCCACCACGAAGCCACGCTAGAGCTCTTCCTAATAAAGATTTTTTCTCCTCAGGAGTGCCGCCAGCAGAGTTTATGATTTCTTCAGCCTGTTTTTCTGTAGGAGTTTGAGCGGAAGACACTTGCTCAGAAACCCCTTTCCATCCAGGAGGAAGAGCTCCATTCTTAATAAACTCATCCATTTCTTTTTGAGTCAGCGGTCGATAAGGATCGTTTGTTGCTTCTGGTTCCAGACCAGGGACATTAATCCCACCGTCGTAAGGTTCTCCGGTAAGGGGGTTAATATCTAAGTTAACCTCAGCAGGGGGATCCCCCCCAACTCTTGTTTGCGATTCTCCAACGTCAGAATCAATTAAAGCTTGTTTCCTTGCTTCCTCCCTTAATCTTTCTATTTCATTATCTATGAGTATCTGTTTCTGCTCATCTTCGTACGCCTTACGCTGCGCTTCTATAAGCGATTCTCCAACTCCAACGTCAGAATCAATTAAAGCTTGTTGCCGCTTTCTCTCTTCTGCTGCTTGGTCAGAATCAAGGGAGGCTATACCCTCACTACTTGCGGGAGCAGTTCCTCCAAATCTTTCTCTAAATTGCTCAACAGTTTCTGGAATACCAAAGTTATTTAAAAGTCCTTGAATGGCTTCATCAGGTTGATTAGCAGCTGCTTTTAAATTTATTTGAGAAGCTAAAGCAGCATATGCATCATCTCTGTTGCTTGGATTTTGAAAAGCTTGGTTATATCTATATTGTGGATTAGGATCTCCGTGGCTAGACATGTAAGGATTAGTGTTTCTTGCATTCCTTACATCGCTCAACTGGGGAGACATGCCGTATTTGTCTCTTACAAAGTCAGCGCCTTCATTCCAATTAGTCCCAGAGTATGGTCCAGATCTTTGACCCATCTCCCCTGGGTTTATTATACGGTTCATTCTTTGAACTAAATTAGCAGTCTCAGGAGTAAGGTCATTTAAAGTAATGCCTGGCCGCCAAGTCGGAACACTGTCTGGAGACTTTCCTAATCCAAGCAAAGCGTTAACGACACTTACAAAAAGTGATTCAGAAATTTCTTCATCATCTCTTAAATCGCTGTATCCGCCACCACCATCTACAATATCAGCCATTGACATTTAACATTTCCGCCTTGCCTATTGATTTATTTTCTGCTAAAGCAGCCTGTAGTTTACTACTCAGATGGGCATTTCGGTAGGTTTTTACACCTTTCCCGGCATAAGATCTAAACATTAGCCAACCTCCACGACAATAGAACCATTAGCTATTACCTGCACAGACCCCACAGAAGCAGTGGCCAGCAGCGTAGGAGCGGGATAAGAGATGGTCTTAAAGGAATCCCCAGAGAATACTTGTAGCTTTTGCAGACTAGTATTCCAGATAACATCACCGTCCCTAAACTTAGACTCATCAATAACTGTTTGATTAAACTGAGGAGTATTATCAACATCAACAGCATTCAGGTTGAGCTCAAGCACCCTTATGGTACGGTTGAAGATGTCAGATGTTACATTTTCTTCTGTCGATATAGGCAACCGTGTTTGTAGTATTTTGGCCATTATCTTTTGCCATTAGGCTGCACATCCAGCCTTGTTTGCCCAAGCTTAAAGCCTACGCCTGCACCACTGGACTGATACCTTAAAGCAGCCTGTCGCCCTCTGGCCCTCATATCTATCTTGGTGGTGCTGCCAGTAAAAGAAGTAGTTTGCTCTGTCGCTAAAGAATCTCCTGGATAGTTTCTTACTTTTAAAACAGCATCTATAGCCTGGCTACTACCGCCGGTTCCATTGAAATCAATATCTGGAATCATTCGCCTAATGAACTGGAAGTCTTCTCCATCGCCTATATCAAAGTCTCCTGACTGAATGTATACAGACTCCATCGGAGATCCATCATCATCATTGCCTACCTCATGACTATACAAATAAGCTGTAGAAGAGTCCTTCCCTGCAGCAATAGGATTAACCGATATACCTTCATCTAACCAGGCTGTTCTAGACATTTGTCCTATAGCCCAACTATTTTCTACATAGTTGTATGTAACATAACGATCAATGACTGTAGATGATGAAGAGCAATAGAACCAACCAACCTCATCAAACTCTTTGTTTAAAAATCCAAAGAATTGATATGCCTGTGATTGATTAAAGTCATCATAAACATAAGACTTAACTGTGCATTTTATATTTTTAACTGTGCCTGTGTATGCATAGAATCCTTTTCTATCCATCCAGAATATTCCGACAGGTGTGTTAACAGCGCAGTTGGGACCAATTAAAGTAACACCTTCGTTGATTAGATTTAGACCAAAGGTAAGAGGCGTTCCAATAAACTGCAAGCTATACAACGCTACGTCAGTCCATATTAAAGTTTCTTGTCTTGCTCTCAAGCCGCCAACTATTTCAGATCCAGCAGAACACCTGAGAGATCCTGCAGTATTCGTTGATTTAGGCTCCCATTCAGCAGCATTCTCTTGATCAGAAAAAGCAATTAACAAAGGATCTATACTGCCTGTCCTTAACCCTGTGGTGTTTGATATTGGATCTGCACCAAGAACAAGAACGTGCCTGTCTACATCTGAGACAATCACTTGCAACCCTTTAGTCGGAGTTAGGTTAGCTCCAGAAAGGCTACTTAACGGAACAGCTCTAGCAGATAATCCGTCACTATTATCCCAATAGTAAATACTTCCAGCCCTGGGGTTTGCAATCAGGTCTTCTCCAAAGTTATCCATAGACCAAAGTCTAAGCTGGTTATTTGCACCTAAAGAAGATGTTGAGCCCCACGTTGAGTCACCCCAAGCGTCTACGCTCCAACCAGTACCCGCAACAAATATGTCAAGACCCGTAGTGATTTCATATTTTCCTACCGTTGAACCCCCGCCATTATTAATGTCACTAGAGTTTGCGGTTACAGAGTTTCCGCTGGCATCAGTTGCTAATACTGTGTAAGCATTTACGCTAACAATAGAAGCTATCTGATAATTATGATTAAGAACGGCGGCAGTAATAAGGCCACCTAAACTAGCCGCTCCAGAAAAGGTAACAAAATCATTTGCAGCAGCGCCATGAGAAGTATCAGTTACTGTAACAATATTCGACCCAACTCCACCGTCAGCAAAAGTTACATCACCTGCTGCTGTAGTAGATCTTAATGGAGTAACGTCATTAAAGGTTGCTCCTTCTTGGATATATAACTTAAACCTAGTGCCAAGCCCCAGCAACTTTGTGCCTGCTAGATTAACCCAGTTGTGTAGTTTTCTTCCGGTCCCTTCATAAGAGGCTAGGCTATACTTTTCCCATCCTCCTATTTTTTCAGCATAGCCTTTATTAAACCTGACCAGATTGCCATCAAACCATCCGCCTTCCGCAGCATAGCTTGTGCTTTCCTTGTTTATACCCGGCTTAAAATTTACTGGCTGTAATGGCATCTTAATCTCCTATTGCTAGGACTCGGTCCGATAATCGTTCAGCCCGTTCAGGCGTTTGACTCGCCCAACGCGAATCCAGCATTTCTTCTGAGGCCCTTTGCCATTGATAATCTTCGATGGCAGTTTTGAAATTTTTAAATTTGCTTAGGCCACCTTGCCCAAGCTGGAAACACATGTTAACCAGGACATGTTGCATTTCCTGGGGGAGTTCTTCCCAGTTATCATAAATCTTCTGACACCCACCAATCGAAATCTGGACATCCTCTTGGAACAGTGCGTAGCACCTATCCTCTGAGATGCGCTGGTCATCAGTAACATCAGCACCAATCCCATAAATGTGCAGGTCATTTTCTACATCCGTGCCAAGAACCTTATGGCCTATCCCGACTGTTTTGTGGTGTTCACTACACAAATAAGCATGGAGTACCTTACCTTCATCGGCAGATATTTCTTCATACACTTGTTTAACATCTACACTCATTTATTTTTCCCTGCAAAAACTTGGCTTCCAAAAAATACGCTGACCACGCCCCCTGTTGCGAGAAAATACATATTTGCCATGTCTGAGAGCAAGACAGCGGCATCATTCATCCCTAAGAACGAGCAAATAGCTACACCAGATGGGTATAAAAGCATACCGCATAGAGCAAACCAAACCATACCGCGTTGGGCATCTGCTTTTTCGTGCGCTGCCTCTAGCTGCTGGAGTCGCGCTGCTGTTTCAAGCTCCTCATCTGAAACTATACCATCACCATCTGCATCGTATTTTGCGTATTCACTACCTGGCTCTAGTTGTTTCGGGGTCATATTTCCCTTTGTGGCTTTTCTATTTTTAAATAATTTTTTACAAAGTGGTCTTTGATGTAGCTTTTTGGTTTACCAAATTTTAATAATTTGTTATGTCGCCGCATCAGCGGAGGAACCATCGGGACAATATCCTTCCCATACCTGTACTGAGTTACAATTATCCCATCTAAAATCTTGAGCCGCCCACATCGAGGAGCGCCGAAGGTTACAATTTGTGCGGGTGGGATTTCATCTCTCACCATTAACGCACCAGTAATAAGAGCTACCGCACCTCCCAGACTATGCCCTGTTAATTCTATTTTCTTGTAGTCAATGTCCTGTTCCAGGCACATTGATGTAACTTTGTTGACGAGCCGTCTACTTGCCTTGAGAAACCCAGCAGGACACCAGCCTAACTCTCGCGTCCAAAGGGGAAGGATGCGCATGTCTCGTATTGCGTCTTTGGGTTCATCTGTACCTCGGAAGGCAAACACGTTACCCTTTACAAGTACCTCAATATTAGCCTCTTCAAAGGTGCTTTTTTGATAGCTCTCTCCGCAAATTCGGGCTAGTTTCTGATGACTAATCATTGTCGATAGCCCTTTCCGCTGGATCACGCTCACAATCTACATGGTCAGAGCTGCGCTTTATCTTAAAGGCACCATTTAAGAAAGGCACTGTGTTAGGTACTTCAAAGCTGTACTCCCTGGTCCCACATACTTGTAGAGATGAGCACCCAGAAATAAATAAAAGGCTAATCAAAAGTAAGTGTCTCATAAAACTCCTTATAATTAGAGATATTTAGCTAAAAAAACAGAGGCCAGGATAAACGGGTAAACTCCCCAAATAGACATTTCCATCCTATCCATGCGTTGGGAGCCACGTTCTAGCCGCTTTTCAATAGCTTTAAATCGAAGCGCACATTCCTTCTCATGCGTTTCAATCTTGGCTAGTGCGTCCTTAGCCATTACTCCTTCGCCTTACCGACATTGATCGCCAGAAGATCGACTATCTTGTACGCCTTCGCAAGCATTGAATCATCTTTCGGCGTAGGAGTCACAGCAGCAATTGCACTACATGACGCAATTAAAGCCGTGAGAATATTTATAATTTCTATGATCTGATCCATGCTGATGTCCTATTATTCAGTGTCGTTGAGGGGGTTTTCAAGTATTGTCATAATCTTTTCTTCTAAGTCTTTTCTTAGCTCTCTAGTCTCTGCATCCATTTCTTTGAAGCGGGTATTCATCCCACGCTCCATAGCATACACATCATTTCTAATTTCTCTTTGTGTGTCTGCTGATGTCTTTTCAGTAGCTCTTGCTAAGTCCATTACTTCACTAGTTTCATCTCTTACTATATTAATATCCCCTTTGGCTGTATTAATATCTTCTCTTGCTGCGTTAATATCTTCTCTTAAATTAGTTCTAATAATTTCTGTTAATTCTGTTAGTCTGACAAGTTCTGCTTGTATTGCTTCTGGCTTTAAACCAGCTAATGCCTCTTCAGCAACAAGTAGCCTATTATACAACTCAAAACCTCCCCATAGACCACCGATTAGTGTACCTAATAACGGGAGTATAAACAGCATTTTACTGCCGCTCATCTTTATTCCTTCATACTCTACTTCCGCCATTTCCCTCCCTGTTATTCCGCACTATCTATTATATTGACTGTGTATCATTTCTTGTAGTTTTTCTTGAGTTCTTCCCGCCATCCTATAAAAACCTACTACATTATCAACAGTCTTCTGTCCTTTATATACTTGCGAACTATCGTACCAACTTTGTTTATCGGCTAATTGTGTCTGTGAGGTGTACTCGCTAAACCCTGAAGAATACCCAATATACGAAACAACAATAGTTTGGTCGCCGTAATCATTAGTGTTCTCGTTGTCTTGCTGCAATTTGTTTAATTCTGTTTGTAAGTTTGTTGCTATAACAGTTGAACTAACAGAATCCGCTAAACTTTCTACTGCGCTTGATTGTCGTTGCTCTTGGAACGTAGGTGCTTCAACTTCAAACTTAGCAAAGTCTGGTGCTGCGTTACTTAAAAATTGTCCTATTGATTGTCCTGTTCCCAAAGCATCATCAAACGAACTTTCAAAGTTTTGATCAGCTACTGTAAAGTTAGAGCCATCATCAAATGTTAATTCTTGTTGTTCTTCTTGCTGTTGCTCTTGTTGTTCAGCTACTTCAAAGGCAGTTACCGCAGGGCCGGAATCAACTATCTCTGCTACCTGGATCTGCACTTGTCCTGTTGATTGTTCTTGTTGTTCTACTACAAAAGTATTGCCTGTGGATTGCGTTATTTGTTGTTGTTCAGAGCTTGTAGCCGCAACACTACTACCACTTGAGTAAGAGTTTGAATCAAAACTATTGCCTGTTGAGCTACCTGATCCATCGTCTAATTGTTCTTGTAAGACTTCAGCAACTGTTACTTGCTCTTCTTGTGTACCTCCAAAATCTATTGCCGCCACAACTGCTTGTGTACTGCTGGAGCTTGAATCCTGTACTACTGCTTGTTGTATTGGTTGTTGTTCTTGTTGAACCATTACTGTAAATGTTTGTTCTGTGCTAGTTACAATAGTTGCTGGACTTGTACTAGAAGCCACAAATCTTGTACTTTTATTTTCTTCTATTTTTTCTTCTTTAAAAAACTCTTCCTCATCTTCTTCGTTAATCAGTTCTTCTAACTCATCTTCGTCTATTAAATCTTCAAAAGCCTTGTCGTCTTTTAAATAAATTTCTTCTTCGCGTTCAATCTCTTCTAACTTTTCTTCATGTATTTCATTTTCTTCAACAGGCTCCCACTCTTCTTCAACAAATATTTCGACACCTATTGTTTCTTCTAATATGTAGATCTCTTGATCTATAAGGTTTTGGGCCAGCAGTGGTCTTTCTTGTATAACCTCTGCTTCGTAAAATTCTTCTTCGTATAGTTCTTCCAAGGGAGTTTCTGCTAAAAATACTTCCTCAGAAAACTCTATATCCTCCCCTACAGGTTCAAATTCTTCTATTTCGTATGCGTACAAATCCTCTTCAGCTTCCATAGGTGCATAAAAAGTTTCTTCTTGCGCCCAATATTCTTCTTCTTGCGCTAACATTTCTGCATCTTCTAACATTCGTTGCTCTTCTTCTTGGGCTAACATCTCCTCTTCTGCGGCCCGTAGAGCGTCTTGTTCTTGATCATAGGTATCCATGCCTTCATCAATATCTTCCCAATATTCTTCTTCTGTTGATGTTCCATAATCAGCATACCCTTCTTCAGAAAATACTACTTCTTCCCCATACCACTCATCTACTTGTTCCTGTCCAAACTGTTCTATGTCTAGTGAATACCAATCAGCGTCTGTAAAACCTTCGCAAGCATTTTCGTAACAAGGGTCATTTGGGTCTAAGTACTCGTCATATTCTTCGTCGTACCACATATCATCTGCTGTATAGGCAGTCCCATTATCATCATACCCATACTGTGAATCGTATTCTTCATTCCCATATTCATCATAACCATCATCATAGCCATACTGACTGTCATCTGTTTCATATATAGCATCTTCTAACGCTTGTTGTTGCGCCAAAGCAGACGAGTAGCCATCACATGCACTAGAATAAAATACGTCTAAATCACATTCGTATACTAATTTAGCTACTGTATAACCAGTACAACTTTCATCATACAAAGTATTAAGCCCACACTGCTGGAGTAAGTAAGCTGCTGCATACCCAGTACACTCTGAGTTGTATAATGAATTAATAGCACATTGTTGCCCTAAGTAAGCTGCTGCGTATCCTGAACATGTACTAACGTATAAGGCATTTATCTCACACATTTGAGCTTCTGTTCCTGAGTATAGAGAACCCCCATTTTCTATATCAGGGCCACCGTACCCAGCTAAGTATGTATCTAATGTAACGTAACCACTCTGACCATCATTGTAGTATAAGAATGTTTTGGTATCTTCCGGGGTAGTAGAGTGTTTCCCTTGTTCGCCTATAACAACATCATGGTTAATAATGTCTAACTCTCTGTATCTAAATTCGTATGAGTTATTGGCGTAAAGGATTGCTTCAAAACTATTGCTTGAACTTCTTTGGAACTCTCTTAGGTAATACCAACCAAAGACAGCGTAGTCTCCAAAGTCTTTAAACAACATCTTAGAGGTTTGCCCTCCTGACGCTGTACCCCTGATTAAATCAGTCCATAGAGGATATAAGGTGTAGTCTTTGTAAGGTAAGGATTGGGGTGTGAAATCTAAACAGTTAGCTGAATTACCCCCAGCCGATCCACTTCTAAGGTTTAAACACCCATTAGTAGACATTCTGGCATGTGACCAGGTTTGTCCCCAACGATTCCATTCCATCCCAAGAGATACTTGGCTTGAATATTGATCGTCACCAGCGTTTAGGTTGGTAGTACCTGACATGTTATAGAGATCTACAAGGTCTTGACCACCCTCATAGATGTATACACCACTGTTATAACAATCCTGGCTGTTAGAACAGGCGCTGTTATTATCCGCTATTGCATTAGCAGCAAACAGAATCCCTAGCAGTAAAAGAAGTTTTTTCATCCGTTTTCTTTTGCTTTAAGTCTTGCTGCTTTCTTTTCTGCCCTAGTTAATTTGTTCTTCTTCAAAAATGATTTTTTGTCAGGTCTTTGATCTGCATTTTCTTCCCAGGCAATCTTAGCTGCTTCTCCAATCTCTCCTTCGTAAGGGCAAGGAGTGCCAGCCATCATCATAGAAGTAAAAACTCGTTCGTCTTGGCACATCAAACTCACTGCCGCAACTTTCATCCCCATATCATAAAGCGTCTTAGATAATTTAATACGCTCACAATTCATATCCCTAACGCTTTTACCTGCCGCAAAACCAAATAATTGTCCTTGGAAAGCTCCACTGATGCCCGTGGTACATAAATCCTGAGAGTAACTAGCACCAATGGAGGGCGCTATTGCACTTGCAGGAGGTGCCTTTGTTGTAATCTCCTGCTTAATTGTTTGGTTGGTTTCGTTCTTATTAGTATTTTCGTTCTTGTTAGTATTTTCATTCTTGTTGTTTGTTGTCACATTACTATCTGACGTACTTTCACTCTTATTAGTATTGGTGTTGCTATTATTCGATGTGCTGTCTGAAGTACTAGTATTGGTATTCGTGTTATTCGATGCGCTATTACTATTAACATTTTGATCAACAGTTGACGTATTTGTATTTGTGTTGTTGTTATTAGCCGTTGAATTTACCGTTGAATTATTAGTATTAACATTAGTGTTTGTGTTGGTGTTAGCACTGCTATTGGTATTGGTATTGGTGTTAGTACTGCTATTGGTATTGATATTATTATTTGTATTGTTGCTAGTACTATTGTTCGTATTAGTATTCGCGTTAGTGTTATTTGTACCGCCCGAACTTACATTGTTATTTGTATTATTGCTGGTGCTGTTATTTGTATTCGTATTGGTATTAGCGTTGGTGTTGGTGTTGGTGTTGGTATTGGTGTTGGTATTAGTATTGCTCCCACTATAGGTCGTACTATTAGTATTAGCGTTTGTGTTTGTATTAGCGTTGGTATTTGTATTCACGTTAGTATTCGTGTTGGTATTCGCGTTGGTATTAGTGTTCGTATTGGTGTTAGCGTTGGTATTTGTGCTCACATTAGTGTTGGTATTGGTGTTCACATTGGTGTTGGCGTTTGTATTTGTGTTCGTGTTGGTATTGGTGTTGACGTTGGTGTTAGCGTTGGTATTTGTGTTGGTGTTGGTGTTGGTATTGGCGTTAGTATTTGTAGCCGTTGACGTACTTGTGTTGGTATTGGTGTTAGCGTTTGTATTGGTATTTGTATTGGTGTTCGTGTTGGTATTGGTGTTGGTATTCGTTCCTGTCGAAGTAGTCGTCTGGTTATTATCTTCACAGAATTCTGTACCAGCCGTACAGTTACCCGATTGGGCGGCAAACAGGTTCACAGGAGTTAACATAGCCAGGGCAGCTACGAAGATAAATACTTTTTTCATGGTAGCTCCCAAACCATAGAAAGTTTTCATCCACCACTATCGTTCTATTCTGGTGCGGCGGGCCAATCCCCACCACTTCCATCTTGGGCCGCTGACGTTAAATTAGGCCAGTTTTCATGAGCCGTAATATCTCGTAACGCCTGTCGATAAGTCGCCCAGCTAGAGTTTAGTGTCGTGCTAGTTTCTTGGGATTTAATGACCATCCAATCAGACTCCGATAACAACGCATCTCTTTGCGCTCTGTTATTTACAGCCGCTGTTGCATTATTTGCTGTGACCACTGCTGCTTTTTCTGCATCAGTCATGTTAGTCACACGACGGGTATAGACCTTGCCACCTGATAGGTATGGCGTAACGCTTTCATTCTTTTGCGTAGCAGCATCAAAGGGTAGGAATGTTACGACTTCAGCGCACTCATTAAGCGTTAACCACTCTGCGTCAGGGCCACTTTTAGGGAAGCTGGTGTTGGGAAACAAAGCTGTACATTCGGCAATATCCCCAATATTTGAGCCATCTAACTGGGCTATTTTCATCATAATTATTGTCCTTTGTCCGGGAATACTTCTGTCGTGGGGGTGAAGTTGCTGGTGTAACGAGCTATATGGCTGATTCTAAATTCGTCAATATAGCCGTTTAACTCCAAAGAGCTGTTGTAATAAGCACCGATTGTAAAGTAAGTATCAGTATAATTTGTTGCGTCAGAAGCCGTTAATATTTCAGTGCCATCAATGTACACTTTTGATGTACCAGAATTTCTAACCCACGCAAAATGATACCAAGTGTCTACGCTTGGCCCGACACTTCCGTGACTCGCACTTGAAGTGCCGTAGTACCACCTCCAATTGTCACTACTCCCATCAAGCCCCAGTGTTGGCCCTCTGACTTGTGAGTTGAGGTATCCGTTACTGAGTTGAAAAACACCGCCACCGTTATCATTAGCTGTAAAGTATACCCAGCCCTCAATAGTAAAATTGCCTGTACCAAAAGGTGCAAAAGATTCATAAGGAAGAGTTACATAGTCGCCTGTTCCATCTAAAGCTAGAGAAGCTGTGCCAAACTTAGCCTGAGTTGTGCTGGTGTCAGCATTAGCAACTAGCGTTATATTATTCTGTGCTGCACTATCAATTGCTTGCCCATCAGCCATGTTGAGCAGAAGTTTAGTGTTGGTGACTGCTGTGAGCGGTGCTGTTGGTGGTGTAAAGTTGCCAGTGTATACCGCTGTCCCTTTTACTATTCTAAAATCTGATATATACCCATAGTAGTAATTGGTAGTACCAGATCCGTGCCGTGCAATTGTGATTCCATCATCGGGAAAATCTGTTCCCATTGTCCCTGTAATGCCAGCCACCCCGTTAATGTAGATTGAAAACTCGTTTGTTCCCGTTCCTTTGCGAACAATAGCAATGTGCGTCCAAGTATTTATTGGAAATGATGAGGTAGTTGTAAAAGAAGACGAGCCGCCTACATAATAAATAGCAACAGTCCCAGAGCTGGTGAGCCAGATGCTGATATTGTTCCCAGTAGAGTAATTGTCAGTTGAGAATAACTGCTGCCACAATGATCCATGTCGATATGTCTGGTAAATCCACGCTTCCCAAGTAAAGTTACCAGTACCCATTCCAAAGTCTGCTGAAGATGCAAGGGTCAGGTAGTCACTGGAGCCATTAAAATAAGCGCCCGCCCCGTTGACCGCTGAGTCATATACCTTGCTGGTTAGGATAGGAGTAAAAGCGGCTGGTCGAGGAGTTTCTACTACTGTAAGAGAAAAACCTGTCGAAGAATTATCTATAAACCTATTAGATTGACAAGTTAGCAGCTTGGTATTTGTAATTGCAGTAAGTGCTGATGTTGGAACCGTTATGCTTGAGCCAGAATACAAGGCAGTGCCTTTTAATATACGCACATTAGACATATACCCATTAATACCACCTGCTGGATTATCAGCGTAATTACCAATTCTTGAAGTACCTGACGATCCGCCTAGTGTCGCCGTGTTTGTTACTTGGTCAACCCTTGTACCATTCAGGTACAAACTTAGATTGTTGGTGCCTGATCCCGACCTCACAATGGCAATGTGATGCCAAACGCCAGTTGTAATAGAATCAGCCGCGCTTTCGACAATGTCAGCACCGCCCACATGCAACGCGACAAAGTTCGGACTACCAGAAGTCGCATTTAGATATAGCTGTATACTTCCGATAAGAAGCAGAGAGGGGTTAGTCGAACCTTCTGTAGCAATAGTTCCGACATTACAAAACAACTCAATTGTAAAGTCTCCATCCCACGACATTGTTGCATCATTTGTAAATGTAAGAGCATCGCCACCAAGAGCAAAATAATTTGACCACTCCCCATCTACTCTAGCAAAAGGACTAAAGGTTCCTTGAGGGGGAGTTCCTGCGGTAGTTATTGTATGGTTGCTGGCTGATCCGTCGTCATAAGCACTATTGGTGCCATTGTTAGAGCCATCAAAATGGCTTAGAAAACTGACGTTATCAAACTCATCATCGCTTGGTAGGTCAACAGCACCACTACCCATCAGTATTTTAGTGGCACCACTCATTAAGACATGTCCTGTCCAGCAGTAAAGCCGTAATAGGTCGTCCCGGCATCTACTGTGTAGAAGACAAAAACATCAACGTCATCATCTCCAGTTGAGAGCGTAGGCGCAGTATCACCAGCCCACTTGATTGAACTATGCCACGTAATTGCTCTAGCTGTAGACCCTTGAATAACCCGCAACGTAGCCGTGCTGACTTTTCCGCTTGCAGCAGGGTTAGCAAAAGAAACAGTAGTCGCTTCGGTTAAATCATGACTGAAGTTATCACCTAGCCGTAAGTTTAAGGACACTGCATTGGAGCTTGAAGTAACGGCTGTGTATTCTCCTGAAGTACCAGCGTCATTTGTTACCACACCATTAGCATCCGCCGTTACAGCTTTTGATGCTGCGGTCAATCCCAGCGTAGTAATGTCGAGGTAATTTAGTTCTGCTGTAGTAGACGTTACTCCATCTAGGATGTTAATTTCAGTGGCTGTTGAAGTAACTGCTACGTCTTCATTAACTTTAGGCGAAGTAAGCGTTTTATTAGTAAGCGTTTGAGTTGCACTATCCCCAACAATCGTACTGGTTGTTGCAGGTAGAGTAAGTGTTACATTCCCTGAAAAAGCAGAGTGAGCGGGGGCTTGTATCTGAGCGTAGTGCGCGTTGCTGCTTTCACAATAGAACTTAACAGTAGACTGAGCGCCACCGTTTTTAATAGCTATATCTCCTGCGGAAACAGTTGTTCCAGCACTGGAGCTTCCTGCGACTACTGTACCCCCGGTTAACGCACCAGAAGCAGTTACTGCTGCGGCGGTTGTTGTTCCTGTTAAGTCAAGATCAACCAGGGCATCTAATACTGCGGCTCCAGAGCCAGCACCGTCTAAGTAAACTGCCTTAACCGCACCAGTACCTATGGTGACATTTGCTCCACTGCCTTGGCTTATAATGATACTTTGGCTACCGCTCGTTGCATTTTCTATAATTTGAAAACGCTTCATTGTGTTAGGGCCAATAGTAATCGTACAGGCAGAGTCTAAAGTACCCGTATACTTTAGGTATATTGCTCTCGCCTCATCCGCTGCGCCATCAGCTACTGTAGAGGCATGCGTATCAGCATTAGTTGTAATGCCTTCTGTGCCATAGCCTAACGCCTGACCTATCAACTCCAGGTTGGTATTAGTGCTTGTTCCCCACGTTCCCGATTCATCCCCGGTGGCGATCTCTTTTACTCGTAGGTTGTTGACGTATGTAGCCATGTTTATTCCTCTATGCTGCTATATCTGTCCAATTTGGTGTCTGTGATGTGTTAACTGCAACCCAAGTTACTGTCTGTGAAGTATCTACATCGCCCCATATAAGCACAGAAGATGTACTTCCGGTAGCTCCTATCCCAGTAACGCCAACTGATATACCGCCGCCAGCCTCTTCTGTGGTATTACCTGCGGTTGCAGTGACAGAGTTCCCGGTGACAGTAACTGTAACCCCTGTCCCCTCTCCGATAGTAACGCTGCCAACGGCTGAGGTTCCAGTAACACCAGAGGCAGATACTGTAACCCCACCGCCGTCATTTACCGTAACATTACCTTGACCGATTGTAAGAGCCGTAAATCCTACATCATTGCCCCAAGTGCCATCTCCCCACCCTTGGGTAATACTGTCCCAGCCCTCAAAAACAACATTAACATCTGCCATTAGGCAATCCGAATAATCGCGCTACTTGCGTCAGCGGTAGGAAAAGTAATAGTGAAATCTCCACTCGATGAAGCTTTATCAGAACCAAAATTTAGTACTAAAACGGCTCTATTTGCCGATCCTGCCGTGGTGGAAGAGTTATAAATTACTGCGCCTCTTGCCGTAACACTGGAACTTGACCAAGTTGTATCCGCAAAGTCTGTTAGCGCAGTGGTGCTGGAAGTTGTCGGTGTAACATTGGTTAATGCATTTCCTCCCCCACTATACCCAGTTCCGCTGGCCTCATTAGTGCCACTATAAGCTGTTGTGGCAGCACCAAGAGATGCACTGCTAGTATACAAGGCAATTTTAAACGCATTGCCTGATCCCGTAGTAGTAGTTGTACCGCCGCCACTGCCGCTAGTAAGGTTGTGTATGCCTTGCAATAGCTCCTTCTTGAAAGACGTACACATTGCCTGAGATATAGCCATTATAATTTCCTCAATATTTCAGCCACATCATCATGGCCTTGTTTTTTAAACTCATTATAAAGTGTGGTCCTGTCACTTTTAATCGCTTGTTTTAAAGCATCAACTATAACGTAGAACATTCTATCCCGAAAAGCTTCTGCTTGCTGTTTCAATACAGGATCTGCTGTGTCAGATATGCTAATTATTTTAGCTACCGCATTTGCCGATAACTCTTCCGAGGTATGCCCTCTTCCAGATGTTGTCTGAACATTAACATCCCCAGGGGACATTTTTATTTCCATATCAAACATATCTATCCCTTAGCAATATCATATCTAAATTCATCTCTAGCCCCGTATCCTTCTCCAAGCTTCTTCAATGCCTGTATCGCCATATCAAATCGTTGTTGATAAAGAGTAACTTCATCAGGTGTTTTTAAGAATGTTGCTGCTTCTACTAAGGTTCCGTAAAGCAAAGCATCTGGCGCGTTAATTGATAACCAGGTTGTTCCGCTATCTGCACCGGCAGACAGCGAGTCTGGCCTAAACTTATAATGTAGCTCAACAGTGTAGTTTTCGCCATCGGGCGCGTCCGGGGTTGGTCCGAGAATAAAAAAATTATCATCAAATAAAGCATAATACTTTGGCAACCCAGTTGTTGCAGGGTTGGGAGAGTAATCTCTTATAAAAGAAACATGTTTAAGCAGCAGATACGAATAAACATTACTTGATATCACCGCAAGACTGTATGGCGAAAGAAATTTATCAGGCATTGCTAGGTAAGGGGTTCCAGAAGTTAACGCCCCAGTTTGATTTTTTCTAAATACTGGAATTTCAACATTCTTCAGTATTCTTTCTTCTGCTTCTTTTATAAAAGTTGGAAGCGTAGCAACAAAAGTGGTTTCTGCTGTTTCACAGTAATCTTGGACCGCTGTTTTTAAAGTTGCATATGTAAAACTCATGTTGTGGTTACCTCAACCTCACCAACCTCTCCATTACCACGCAGGGTATTTGGCGTTAAAGCCTCATCTCCCATAAATCCAACCGGATCAAATCCCCACTGAATGGTTCTTTGCTCTTCTAAGCCTGTTTGAGGGCGAGGATTTTTTAAAGCCTCAGGATCTGCAATATGTTTAGGGGGGATTAGTTGTGGGCTCTTTGGTTCATAGCATTCAGAACAGACCATGAAGCCGGTCCATTCTTTTATTAGCTTAGAGTATTTTTTTTCAAAGCCACATCTGTCGCATATGGCAATTGCATATTTGCCAGCCGCATACGCCATCAGGCTCTCCTGGAAGATGCAATACCAGGGGAGACTCTAAAAGAAGCTCTGCTTTCGTCTTGATCTGATGCTCTTTTAAACTCTTCTTCGTAAATACCTTTGAGCACTTGAATCCTGTCAGGAGCTCTTTTCAGTCCAATGTAATAGGCCAATCCCGCAGCAAGACATGGATAAAATCTAAAAGGCATATCTACCGTATTGACACTTGCATCTGCGTCTTCGATTCTTACAAGTCTATTAATGACTAATTGATCAGTGCTGTTTTCTGCAGCAGGCCAAATATATAATCTAGGAATAATTTGTTTATCTAAGAACCATTGCGTAGGACGCGATTTGGTAGATTTGTTTGGAATATTCCAGTATTCAGATCTACCTACTTGTTGCATTGCTATATCGGTAGTTGTGCTGCCATCAGTCCTACGAATAACAACATCAAGAACATCAATCGTTGAAGCACTCAAATCAATATATTCATCAGCTTCAGTTAATGTGGTTGATGTATTTGTAACCGTCCACTGATTAAGTCCTCTGTTTGCCCAATCAGCAAACAGAAGGTTAAGGGATCGCCTGGCGGTAACCCCGTCATAACCTGTGCGAAATTCTAAGCCACATCGTTCAAATGCTTCCTCAATATATTCCGCAACATCTGGCTCAAAGTCTCTACTACCTGATGTAGCCATTTGCCAATGCCTTTAAGAAAAGAATGTTGTCATTGCAGTTAGATCTGTAACAGCAGTAAAAGTTACATATCCTCCAGCTTTAAACAAAAGACCATCATCCGGTACATCAGGGTAAGAGTTCGTACTTGCTCCTGCAATAGTCGCAAATTTCATGACAACTGTGCCTGTGCCAGACCCTTCTCTGAATACTATAGTTGCAGCACCGCTTCCATTGACTACATAAATACCACGCAACCGGCATCTTGATGCTGAAATAACACCAGAACAACTTGTACCAGATCCTGCGCTTACGTTACCTGTAGAAGAACCTGAAGTTGCTATCTGGGTAACGGTCTGGAAAAAACTGCTTCCTGTTGCAGTAGTAGAATCAGCGCCTGTTATAACTTCAGTTATAGCAGTTCCGCTTTCATCTGTTCCAGTGACTGTAAACGTAATACCTGAGTCATCAGCGGCAGATAATATGGTGACGTTCCTGGGGCAATCCATCGTAACGGATCCCCCATCAGCCAATGCACCATTAATAGTTAAATTAGCAGCACCACTAATAGTAGCAACGGTGCTAATACCATTAGGATCTGCGGCAGCAGCCGTTATAAAGCTGGATGTTACATCACTACCTGAACCTTTAAGGGCCATAGCAAGCTACCTCTCTTACAATTATCGCTCAACTGCTGCCAGAATATAGTCAATTGTCATTGTCTTGGCTGCAGCTGCTCCATTTTGGATACCAAAGCTAATAGTCAGATCTTCATCATCAGGCGCGTTTGTTAACGTAGTTTGAGTTGCAACTTTTGCGTCATCTATAAACACTTCAAAGGCTCCATTACCGGAACTGGAACTTCCCCCTTTAGCATTATAGAAAAAAGATGCCGTTAAAAACGTATCGTCAGATATCGTAGCAACTGAACTATTAGTTGTTGCAGAGTTATCTTTTTCAACAAGAAAATCCATGGTGGCAGCACCATCAGCTTTTATGAAAAAGACTCCATCTGTTGTATCGAGCGGAGAGGTATCAGCAATACCAAGGCCCATAACAAAATCAGATTGGGTAGCGTCACTAACTTTAAATCTTGCTTTAAAAAACATGTTCTTAGTCGAAACATATTTAAAAGCTTCACCTTTTAACTGAAGAAAATCTAAATCGTTATCTCCAGCAGCGTTAGTGATTAATAACAGTCCGCCAGAACCACTTTCGAGAGCTTCAGTAGCACTGCCAGTTCCAGCTTCAGTTGTAGTGATCGTCCACTCATCAGCATGATAAGTGAAAAAATCATTAAAATAAGTTACATACTTAGAAGGATCTAAGTAAGGAAATTCAAATAAAGGATTGCCTGGTACTTGATTAGAAACACCAGTGCGAAAATGAGTAGGCATAACAGTTCCTCCTAGAACCAACGCATAGCGTCATTATACTACAATTAAAAGGGGGGCATTACACCCCCCCTCCATGGTTTCACATGAAACCTTTTAAGCGCCTTGAGATCCGAAGACACATCTTGGGTTGCTGAATCCGAATGAGTAACGCTCTCTAGCTTTGTAGCGAACATTACCTGTATCGAAATCACCTTCCATAGAAGTGGTGATCGGAGTTCTTTCAAAGTG